AGCGTAGATTGTGTTGCAACCCTGTCCTTCCAGTAATCAGAATCGTAGACTACTGTTCCATTTTGGTTTACATGAGTTTCCGTCACATCCCATATTGTCAAAGATTTTGCAGACTCTTCTAAAAATTTTATTTCTTTTTGTGTCATAAAATTTTCTAATTCAACAATATTCTCCACTCCTTTACCAAAAAATCCAGATGGAGTTATTGAAGGCTTTCTGACAACCAAAGAAGATTTTGAAGTACTCATACCAACAATGCTCCTATGTATTATCTCTTACATGAAGTCTTAACACTTTTACCTCATGAGATCCCAAAGACTGCTTTTTTTCATTCACTGCATCTCTATACCAATTGGCAAATTTACCAGATAAATTTATTGATCTAATTGCTGATCCATAATTACTATTTGCTTGATGTCTTAACATTTTTGGATCTGAGTATTTTTCAATTTTAATTTCTGAATTGTTTAAGTTTGTTAACGATATAGGGATTATTGTTGCAAGTGGTGTTCCTGCTTTTATTATTGTTTCAACATTTATTTTTTTTGCCTTAAGCGCTAAAGGCAGTGGAGCGTCAAAAAAAGATGTGCTAATAAGGTTAGATATTGTTTCAAAATCATTATTAAAATAATTAACAGGATTTATTGTTAAAAGGCTTACATCAACAGCCGTTCTAAAAACCAACCCAGTATTGAGACTTATTGATGACTGACCTCTGCCTGAGTAGCTGCCTTGGGGGTTTTTAATTTGTACATGATCAGGGGTTTGATCGTTAATGCCATCCCAAGTAAAAACTATATCCTCTGTGCATGAAAGACTCCACCCAAGAACATTAGCCTGCGTAATTGGAAAACATCGATATGCATGGTTTTCTGAAGTTTGATCCATCCAGTCTCTTTTTACGGACATTTGTGAAATATTAAAAATTGAATTGTCCATTTTTTCAACAGATATACTAATCATTACTCATCATTCCATTTTGAATCATACATATCCGGCGTATGGTATTTTTTACTGTAGTCCAACATTGTAACAACGGAATACTTTGTTCCTGCAATTACTGGCATAGCTTGGTGAGGATACATAAAATTTGATGGGAAAATATACAAATCTCCTGCGTCAGGTTTAATTTTTAAATTTTGCAATCTGAAATACAACTCTCCGCCTTCATAGTCATCATTAATATAGCCCACTAAAGATACGGTGCAATTGTATGAAAATCCATGATCGTGATGTTCCCTAAAGTGCTGACCCGGACCGTATTTAACAAAGTTCATGGCTTCCCAGTATTTAAGAGGCATTATGTTATATTCTGCTCGATAATCTTCAACGGCAGAAAAGCTTGAGTCATAAATATCTTGCCAAAGAGATTGTAGGTTTAGACTAACTTCGCTTTTATCACTCTCAATATCTTTTTTTTTAAACTTGAAATCAACACAGTCTCTATATTCTGGCATAAGCTCTTGATATCCCACATATGCTGGTCGCCAGCCGTAAATTGCTTTATCACTAAGCGGTTTTAAATTTGATTCAAGCCTGTTAATAACATCAAAATCTTTTTTAATGACATCTTTATAACACTTTATACCATTCCCTAAGTCAATTTTCTTTTTCCATGTCTGCATCTTTTGCCCCTACTTGTATTTTCTTCTTGACCATACTTTGCTTTTGTATACACCACCATCAGGCTGACGATAGAACTTTGAATTATTTACCATTTGATTGTACATCTCATGCTGATTCAAAGTATCAATCCTGTGCTCCCAGTCTTCTCTTTTGAAAGGGAGGACCTGAAGGTATGGCGTTCCTGCTTGTATCAAACCCTCCCATCCATCCACAATAAAGAATGGGAAACTCCCCAGTAAATGAACTTTATCTGAGTCTACAATCCCAGTAGTGTTTAAAAATGGAAGATCAAACCTGTTCATTGGTGTCATAAACAACGCACTATACCCATCTGGAAGCTGCAGCCCCCAGTCTGCATGCCATGCAAAATGATGCTGATAGTAACCCAGTGGGTGCTGAAACTGTGGCATTGGGGGTCTTTGAGTGCAAAAATCCTGATACTGCTCGCTCTCTATCTTAACATCAATTATTCCTTGATTGTTTTTAAAAAATGTTAAATCACAGGGTGTCTTAAAAACATAACCAGTTAAAAAAGCATCCATTATTGCAGGGCAAGCTTTCCATGTGGGAATTTTGCCATAATCATCAACTGTCCCTTCTTTCGCAAATGGACAAACTTCTTTTGGAGCTTTGTAATATTCGCCATTTGGCATTTTTGCAAAGATATCTGCATCTTTATACCATTGAGGTATTACGTTTTGTGCTTGGGTTGGGACAGATTTGCTCTCTTTATTTAGCCACGGTCGATACGGTCTAAATATCGCAACATTAGAATCGGTACTCATAAAAACATCTTTTCCTTTTGTGTTTAAATAAAATTATACCATGTTTTAAATCGCCCTCTGACCGTTACCAAAAATATTGTTGCAAAGACTGATTATATCAGATTGGACCTATATCGAAGTATGGCGGGAAGAATGGCGGGAAGAATGGTGGAAAGAATGGCGGGAAGAATGGTGGAAAGAACGGCGGGAAGAACGGCGGGAAGAATGGTGGAAAGAACGGTGGAAAGAATGGTGGGGCAACTGGGGTTACCGAGTTTGATGCTGCCGATGAATCTGAATTGACACCATAAGATGTTTCTGCTCTTACTGTAAATGTATAAGCGGTACCGTTAGTTAAGCCAGTAACAGTAATCGGAGAAGTTGTTGAGGTTCCTGAAATGCTGCCAGGGCTTGATGTTGCCCTGTATGTAACAGTCCCCCCTTTCCCAGGATAAGTAGAAGCGGTAAAAGCAACAGTTGCCTGAGCGTTACCGGCTGTTGCTGTACCAACTGTTGGCGTAGTGGGTTTTTTACCACCAATATCTTTCTGGGGGCTTGTACTGCTCATAAATTACGCCGAGAGATCCCCAATAGCAACCCATGTGTCAGTTGCCCTCTTTATTAGAGTAGCCGACGACCATTGCGCACGTAGTTTAAGACCAGGTGTTGCGTTTACTGTTACGCCGCCTTGACCAGCCAAAGTTGTTTGACCTGTGCCTGTTTGTAGTACCGTTATTGTAGTTCCAACAGGGAATGCTACGTTTGCATTAGTTGGAACAGTCAAATTATGCCCAGAAGCTACATTCATTTCAACCAGCTTTGCCCTATCTGCAAGAACAAGAGTGTAAGCCGCCGACTGCGCATTTGTTACTGTGTCTCCAACAATTCTTTCATACTTGCTTCCATCATTTGTAAATTCCCAAAAATCATTTGTTTCATTCCATCTAAAGACAACATTTGTTGATGTGCCGCGTTCTATTTCAATTCCAGCATTTTCCGATGGACTTCCATCTTCATTATTGTTAAGCACAATGATGTTATCATTAATTGTCAATGTTTCAGAATTAACTGTTGTTGTTGTGCCAGAAACGGTTAGATTTCCAGTAATAGTCACATTGCCAGCAACGGTTGGATTTGATGTATTTACCCAGTTTGTACCATCATATACCAAAACTTGATTCGTCACTGCACTTGTAATCACCACATCTGTAACACTATCTAGATTGGTAACTAATGCTACTGTAGCATTAACGAAAGAAGACCCATTGTATCTAAGAAACTGATCGGTGCTTGGAGAAGTAATTACAACATCGCTTAAGGCATCTAGGTTAGCATTGAGTCCGATTGTGGCAGTAGACCCCTCAGCTGGTGTATGGGTTACTGAAATACCTGAGCCGGCAGAAATATCAGATACATAGTTTCCAGTTGTATCTGTTCCTAGAGCAACCGAGTTTGCTTTAATTGTTGCAGTTAAAGTTCCGGATCCTAAATCTGTAAGCGTAACTGAGCCATCCAGATCACCACCAAGTGTGATAACAGGAGACACACCTGTTATGTATGGAGATGTTAAGGTTTTATTGGTTAGGGTTTGAGTACCAGTTGTTGTAACTAAAATTGAAGTATCAGCAATTCCATGAATGTTTGTTGTATCCGATTCATGGTTTGAAAGTTCAGTTGTTGTTGATACATTTGCATAAGTATTTCCATCATTTGTGATTTGCCATCTATCGTCAGATTCATTCCAACGGATTGCAACATTTGCCGAGTCTCCTCTTTCAACTTCAAGACCTGCATTTAATGCTGGATTACCGGTGACTCCAGAATTAAGAAGAATAAAGTTATCTTCAACATTAAGATTTGCGGTATTGAGAGTTGTTGTATTTCCACTAATAGTCAGATCACCGGTAACAGTGAGATTATTTGAAATTACAACATTTGCTGGAAGACCTAGTGTGACTGTTGCACTTTCGCTACCTGAACCGGTTACTGTTATTTCATTTGCAGTACCGGTAATTGTTGCAATGTAATTACCGGTAGTGTCGGTACCGAGAGCAACTGCATTAGCAGTTACCGATGCTTCGCCAGTCGGGCTGATTGTAATATCTCCTGAAATTGTGGTAAATGTGGGAACTCCGTTTGCATCTGCGATAAGGGCTTGCGCAGAAACACCAGCTGCGAGTTTAGATACCGCTATTGATGCATTGCTGGCTATCTCAGCATTAACAATGGAGCCATCCGCTATTTGAGCGGCGGTAATAGCACTATCGGCAACGGTAACTTGATGTTCAACTAAATTAGGCATACTGAACCCCACTAATATTAAAAGTCAAACCTGTGCTTGACTGTGAAATGTATATATTTGAATTTGCAGGTATAACTATTGACGTACTAAAGTATAGTACGTTATTAGACAAAACAGCAGCGTTGGAAATAATTTTATTATTTGCAGCCGGGGATGCCCCGTCCCTTAGCAAATGCAAAGAGCATGTGTGTGTTGTGTTTGTTGTATTGCAAATATTAATAAACTTAATAATTGAATAGTTACCAACTGTGTTTGAAACAGTATACACATTTGCTGCTGCATCACCGCCTTGATACATTAAAACTGGCGTTAAATTAGCCATTTGATACCCCCATCCAAACTAAAACTTCATTATCATATGTTGTTTGATTCATATCTTGAATAACTGTTGCATCAAGAATATGATCAACATAAGAACCAGATGTGTGAGAATTTGCAGTAGAGCCATCATAGCCTCTATTCGCAACTGTAAAAGCATTTCCGGCTCTTGATGATATTAAAACTTTCTCTTCTGACTGACTCCCACGATTTATAACTATAACAAAAGGATTTGCGCCTGTAGGAAATGTTGAGGCATCAACAACAGAAAAAGAACTTGCACTATTGCTAATATTTGCAGACAATGTTGTTCTCAGAACACCACCGCTAAATTCTTGTCTTAACATAGGTTCTCCTTAGTCAATGCTGATATCAAGATCGCCTGTGGCAATTCTTAGTGTGTCTCCGGCATCAGTTGTCTTATTAGAAGTAAGCTCTCCCCACAATAGCAAATTTCCAGAAGTAAGAGCATCATGAATGCCAATAGCAACAACTGTTGCAGCAGGCATATTTGTAAAATCTATATTTGCACTGTTTGATGTAGCACCACTAGATGCAGCTGAAAATGTAGCAGTTTGTCTTGCATAAGAACCACCGGTAGCTTCTGTGCCGCCTCCGGCATCACTTGGCGCTACGGTGTATAAGGCAACATAAACAGCAGATGGTTTTGTGTATGTAGTTGTACCAAGAAAGTGATCAACAAGTTTATTTTCAAGATAATTAGAAAGATTACCAGCCATTATTTATACCTCCAAATTATTATAATAGAATTCCTTTTCTTCGTCACTAGGCAATCTGAAGTTAGGAAGTCTTAGCAGAGAATTTGCTTCTTCGGCATCAATTTCTGCCATACGCTTGTCTTCTCTAGAAAATCTAACACCGGAAGGGGTTAGATATGCGGTACCGCTTTCGAAATAAATCAAAACTTTACCGGTCTTTGAAATAGATTCAATATCATCTTCTTTTTTAACAATTTTTTTCTGTGTTTTTTTTGGCGCTGCCTTGGGTGCAACTTGGTCAGATGTTACAATATTTTCTTTTTGTTCTTCACTCATACATCAATCCTATCATTTAATAATCAATAAATCAACAGTTCCTATGGACAATTTTATTCCAAATATCAGCGAGGCGGGGAGTATTCCTCTCCCCGCCCGACCGATTTTTAGGACACTATTACAGTGTGCGCAGCTTGACGTTTTTGGCAACGACATAAGAACCAAGGTTCTCCACGTTGCAAGCAACACGCATGAATTGTGTGTATTCAATTGTGTCTGTCTTTGGCTGGAACTGACGGTACACTGTGATGTCTCTGTGCATACCCACAACCTTATTGTTGGGGAATGTCAGTTCAACATAACCGTGATTGCCAGAAGCACCCGAGTAGTCACCAGAGACTGTCTCTGGGAACAGTGGGATTTCCACCAGCGGAACACCGTATGGTGCAAGCCCTGTTGCGCCTGGACCACCATTTGCACGGATAGCACCGTTCATGAATGCCTGCTCACCGAATGTCGAGCCAGGAGCTGGAGCGCCAGCAGTAGCTGCAGTTGCCGAATTAGGATTCTGCAAGCTAAAGGACACATCCTGAACCAAACCGGCACCTGTGAAGAAGCGCAATTCATTGCGTCTTTGCAAGAACTTTGTTGGCATGTTGCGCAGCACTCTGTCAAATGTTGAACGAGAGATGTTGTTGCCACCCTCGTCCACCACTGTGCCACCAGCAAGCGACAGCTTAACGAAGCCATCAAGAGCCTTGAGGAGAGCATTGTTTGAAGATGTGTTGCCATTGATCAACAAGTCATCAAGATCGTTGGCTGTTTGACGAGCCATGATCTGAGCAAGGTGATCTTCCAGCGAAGCGCCTTCAATGTTATCCTCGAGAGCCTCAGTGCTGAGCTCCCAGTCCAAACGCAGCTTGACGCTTGTAAGCGAAACCTTGCTAAAGGTAACGGCTGCATTCGAGCCATCATCTGTAGCTTCAGTTGCCTTCTGCATCAGGCGTGTGCCAACCGACACCTTATCGATTTCCATCGAAGGTGTGCGCATGCGAACGACTCTGGCGTTACGCATGAGGTTGGACTGATCTACCACGAAATCAATAAAACGATTTGACTGCTCAGGCTTGAGCAAACCACCGCTTGCATTGCTAACGACGCTCGTAGTAACTTCGTTAGCCTTAGCAAGAATTTCTTCTTGTGTTGCCATAGTAATTATTCCTCCTTAACTTATGACTTATAGCCCAAGGAGCTAATTATTCCTTGTGGCAGGTAAACGTTGTTCCAGAAAGACTTTTCAGGTTCAGACTTTTTTAATTCCTCAACCTGCTCATCTTCTTCCGGATCAACACTCTTCTTTACAGCGCCAGCTTGAGCGAACTCCTCAACCTTAGCTGTCTGTTCTTCAAGAG